TGCGATCCGACCTTCCTGATGCACCTGCGTCAGAACAGCGACTTCCGTGAAGTTGCTCGTTATCCCGGCAACGGTCAGATCAACCCCCTCATGTCCGCGATGCAGCCCAACGCTGCCATCTACATGGGTCAGGGCTTTGGTCAAGCCACCTTCGTGGCTGGCGAGCCGATCATGCCGACCGGTTTCGTGTTCGAGGGCGTTCGCTTCTTCGAATCCACGAACATGCCTTCTCAAAATGCGTCCGCGACCATCGGTGGTTCCGCGTCTTCTTACGAGACCGCCATCGGTATGTTCTTCGGACCCCAGTCTGTTGGTGTGGGTATTGGCGGTAACAACGCCCAAGTCCTGCTCAACAACAATGACGACTTCAGCCGTTTCATCATGATGATTTGGAGCCTGTACGCAGGTTTCGAACTCCTGAATGCTGATTTCGCCACCATCGCTTACTCCTTTAACGCCTGAGGAGGTAACTAACGATGGCTATTAATCCTAACCAGCTCTCAGTTGCCAAGATCTATCCTGGTAACTACACGAATGTTCTTCGTTACTGGCACGAAGAAAAGTCCGTTACTTATCTGAATGAGAACGGCACCAGCGAGACTCTCGCCAACCAACCTGTTGGCGGTCCCGTTGGCGTGGTCTTCCGTCCCGGTTGGATCGCTCAACAAGCCGTTGGCTACGTTGACCTGTCCTACCAGGCCGCTGGCACCACCAACCAGCTCGACTACTACGCTCAAGCGTATTCGTCTGGTCTGAATGGCGCTAACGCCGCTTTCGTTAACGGCAGCGTCATTATTCCTTCTCCCGACTACCACAAGGATGTTCGGGCAGACATCACCAACGGTATCACTGTGCCTTCCGGCGCTTATGTGTACCGCGCTTCTATCCGTCTGGACGGTGGCGATGTGGTGTCGAGCGGTGTGGGCGGCGCTTCCGCAACTCCCACCCTGGGTCTTGGCCCCGCCCTGGGCGTTGGTCTGACCTCTGCTCCTACCCCCAGTGGCTTCTTCGCCACCGTGGTTGGTTCGAACAGCCGCATTGAGAACGGTTCGTTCAGCTCCAGCAACGCCTGGAACTCTGCGAACATGCACGCCGTTAAGGCAGACACCACTTACAAACTGTGGACTGTCGGCAACCTCGGCGGTGTTGCTGCTTCCGGTCTGGCTCAAGCCTCCGGTGTGTACGACGCTCGTGCCACCAACGGCAAGCTCAACGGCAAGGACAAAGCCCTCGCTATCTGCGAAGTGTGCTGGTTGGTTCCCGATCAGCCCCCCGAGCGTAGCGACCTGGCTCTGCAGCCCGGCGGTGTGGTTGAGTCCAGCATCTACACCAGCACTGTCCCTCAGTGATACACTGACACAGCGAAACCACGGCGACCCCCTCTTCGGAGGGGGTTTTTTCTTGGAAGAACTACTCGGTTTCGATCTCTGTAAAGGGGTCAGTTTCTATATAGGTTTCAGTCTCTATATAGGTTTTCAGTGTTTCGAGAGCTTGCTGAAGAAGCTGTTCCTCTTCGGGAGTCAGTTCAGAAACTTCTGAATCGTTTTCGGAAGGCTCGGAAGAGGCGAAAGAAACCATAGTTATTGTTGACCCAACCGCTGGCGCAGCTGCTCAAACCTTTTGTTTACGTCCAAAGAGTAACTCGTGTCACTGGTCTGTGGGTCAACGCGATCGACAATTGAGCGTGCGTGAGCTTCGCTATTGATGTAGTCCGCCACTCGGGCTGCAGCTTCGAGTGCTGCCGGATCTTGCCAGAACTGCCCCATTGCAATAGACGGAGCCATCCCGCTTAAGACTCTTGGGTCGGTGCCTCGTGTGATTGGAGCTCCCCAAGTTTTGCTGGGTTTGTTCTCGGGGTTGACTTTGCGTTCCCTCGCTGCTATCGCTCGGAGAACTTCAGGCCCTACGTTGGTTACTCCGAAGGGATCCACGACGTTGGTGACCATTCCTGTAACACCGACAGGAATAGAACGAGCTAAAGCTTTAGGAGCACTAAAGCCAGCTTCTCGTTGGTCGCGATACTCTAAAGATGTGTTGTAGATATCACCTAGGAAAGGCAGCGCTCGAAGGATCTGACCAGCGAACCTAGGAATCGGCATTTTAATAACGTGCTCTATTGACAGTTTAATGTAAACTTATCCCAGATTCTGTTCACATGATGACGGTCACCCAGTCGAAAGAATTTACTTACACTCCTAATGGAGTCAAAATCGAAATTCTTAGCGAGCACGACGAGGGTGAGTACAAAATGGTTCGGTCCCTGACTACAGGGAAAGTCTTTTTTGCTCACAAGAATCAAATCGCTGAGATCCTTAAAGAGGAAGATGAGGGGGAAAAACCCGTTAAGCAGCGCCGTGGGCGTCAGATTGTTAAGCCAGAGGTACCTGCTTACAACCGAGTCAACATCAACTCGGCAACTCCCCAGCTGCTGACTCAGGTTCTGAAAGGCGTTGGACTTAAAACTGCCACTGAGATCAAGGAACTTCAGCAGTCGATGCCCGGCGAGCGCTTCACCAAACTGGATCAGCTGCGGTCCATCACCCGTGTGGATTGGGATTCTGTTTTGGAAGGCGACACTGTTTATGTCGAGTGAGACGAATTTTTAACGATTAAATAAAGCGATAGAATACGTTTATCGCTTGTAGTTAGATCGTGGCGCAGTTATCTCCACAAGAACTTGAGCAGATTCAAAGTTATCTGGCTCAACAGGGAGTTGTATTCCAACCGGATACTACTGACGCCACTAAACGTGAGGTTGTATATGCTGCGATAAATCAGTTATCCAGAAACCCTGCGCAGGTTTTTGGTTACAGATTAGATGATTTTAACTTCAGTCGCGTAGCATATCACCTCGGCTATAACATCGCTACAGTTCCTGCGGGCGATTATGCCCGTTTGATGGAAGCTTGCAACAGCGTCCCCAGCGAGTTTTACTACGACAAAATCGTTCAGCAAATTGAGCGTTGTGAAGAAGCTGAGCGTTTAACTGAACTTGCAACCGGTCGCGCCACGAGTCGTCAGGAGCTGATTCAAGGTGACGTGAGTCGCTCCATCAACATTCAAGACAAACGCGAGACCGCGAAAATCTGGCGGGAGAACTACTTATATGAGTGCGATCGTCTTGCCCACATGCTTTATATTCCTAACTATCGAGACCCCGTGGCAGCTCGGTACCGCTTTGAAAGGAGCGGCGGAGAGTTTATCCAAGCTATACCTGGACCTCCTGATACTTCCAGGGCAGATAGGTTATGGTTTAACGCAAATTGGCGATAAAAGCTATAGTAGTTCTAGGAACTAGATCCATTTGTAATGGCTGGGAAGCAAGGGTTTTTTAAGGACCTTGAGTCTATTCGTCAGGCTGTAACTACTTACGGTCCTCAGTTTTTAATGGGTCTGGGTGATGCAGGCGAAGCCATAATTCGAAGAGTTGGCCAGCAAGGTGGTCTCACTCAACCCGCAGCTCGGCAAGTCAGGCCTCCCGCCGCAAGACCGATCCCTACTCGAGCTGTCGAGTCCACTCAACTCCGTCTTCCCTTAACATCTCGAGAGAGCGGCAGATTTGTCTCTCCCTACGGGCCAAAAATTGACCCTGCGGATATCGATGCTCGGTTGGCGGTGCAGAATCGTCCAAGCATCATGGACGTTCCTGCCGTCCCACGTCGCTCTGTGCCTGTCCAAGGGCAGACGCAAATGAGCGTCTTCAGCGCTCCTGAGCCTGCGTTCAAGACAACCCCTATGCAGGGACCCGTTTCGCGAACTGCCCAGGATCTGTACGCTAATGATCCTGGCACTTATCGCGCAATCGATGAGTTAGCACAACGTGCTTCGACCTATTACGGCAAGCCCGTAACTGTTGACGATCTTGTCTCAGAGCGCGGCACCTTGATTCTTCAAGATCTGCAACGAGGTCAGGCTTTAGCTCCTCGTACTCCCGGAGGCATGATCCCTCGTGGTCCTGGAGGAGCTGTCATGGAAGGCACCCCCGGCGGACGCATCACCCAATATCAGAGGGGTGCCATGACAAAGGATATGGGTGATGCTGGACGAGCATACCAAGGCGAACCCATCATCGATGTCGACGTTCGTGAGATCCAGAACGCTGCAGGCGGTCTCCGTACTCTTGACCTCAAAAAAATCGCTGCGCTGAGCGCGTTGGCAGGTCTGGGCGGGGTAGGCCTCGCTTCTCGACAGAGTCAACCCGATTTTGTTCCTGCCGATCGACGGAGCGCTATTGAAGGAGCTTTTGATCGGGAGCCTGATGTCGACGCAGATCGTTCCGGTCGCTATGTCGGAGAAAACTTCCCCGGCCCTGGGGCGGCTGCTGGACTGAATCAAGGAGCCGTCACGATTGGAGCTGGTTCGATCCCGATTGTCACTTCTCGAGGTCGTGCTCGTGACGAAGCCCTCAACGAAGCGATGCAGAATATTCAGCGACCCTCCGGTTTGACCAAACAACAAGCTGATTTGGCTCGTTATTACCAGCAACGCGAGGCGTACGCTCAGCACCCCACCACTAAGGCTCAGATTCTTGCAGATTTTGCAGCCCTTGGGGAGCGCTACGCTCAAGCTGATATGGCAGCGTGGGCTAGTAAAAACCCTGAGTTGGCTTACGAACTGACTCAGAAAATGAAGGGCAAACTGCCTAGCCAGCAAATGCCTCAAGCTCAGCAGATTGGCGCACCCACCGCTGAGATCGGTTCAGACGCTGGCCGGACTCTTGCAGGCAATGTCGATATGGCTGGGCAGGTCGCAGTAACGGACGCTATGGCTAATGCTGGTGCCCGAGACCTTCAACAAGCAACTACTCCCCGCATGCCTGTTCAGATCGGTAACCCCGGTCCTTATCCAGTTGGGACCGGCAACCCCGGCTACAACATGTACGGGTACCCCTTAATTAATCCCTACAACTGATGCCTTACCAAGATATCCCAGGGTACGACCAGTATCCTTCTAGCGTTTCTCCGAAGGTTGTTCCCGACTCTTCGTATTGGGGTGGGGACCCCACTTTCACTAACCCCTCCTGGGGAAATCCAACACCATACAACTTTAAAAGTAACTTCCAGCAACCTTCTATCTGGGACGCTCTGAAACAAGGCCTGTATGAAGGATTAACTCGAGGCATATCTGGAGGCCTCGGTACCGATCCTTATGGTCGAAATCCTTTCTCCGGGTATGTTCCGGAAGCTGGCCGCATGGCCGGAGACAACCAACGGGCTATTGGCGCTCTTCCTGATATCCTTAAATACGATGTCCAGCGTTTGCTAAACCCGAAACTGCAGGTACGTCCTACCTCGATTTATTCTGGTTTCCTTCGCTAATACTCTTAGCGAAATTTACGGTAACATACAGTAAGACCGGTCAATTAAGAGAAAACTGTGGCGTCTACTTCGACTAATAAGCAGCCCTGTCTGATTGACCGCCCATTCCTTCGCGGCGCACGGATCACCAGTTCCACTGGTACCTGTGATCCCACGAACCCTAATCTGACTGACTTAATCCAGCTAGTCCGAGTCGGTGATCTTCCTTCTGAAGACGCCGCTCTTGTTGAAGATATTACGATCGTCAGCAACGAAGATTATCCCGACAACTCTGGTATTCGGACCTGTGATATTGGTCTGTATGTGTATGCCCCCAACCAGTCTGCTCCCTCCACCTCAGCTGGTCTGATGGTCGGTCGGGTCGAGGTTGGTTTAAGTGGTGCAACTTTCGGTTACCCTCAGCAGATTCAACTCTTCGCTGTTAACGCCCCCGTCCCCGCTGTGGGTGACACTGCCCTTCTGACCCCTATTCAGATTGGTAAAGGCGAAGGTCTTTACCTTGAAAAAGGTTATATCTTGTGTGCGGGTTACATTGGTAATGGCCCGACCTCTGTTAGCGGTGGCCTTAGTCCTTCCGGCATCACGATCTGGGCGCAGGGCGGCTTCTATTAATCGTGGGACGGACAAAGAGACCAGACGATTTTGGTTTCAAGTCTTTTAACAAAACTGATAGTTTCAAAGCCCCAAAAACCATAAGGGGCTCTGACAACCCTAAGGAGCTTCTTGAAGTCTTACCCTTCAAGAGGCGCTTCCGACCGCCGACGCAATCGAAGGAAAGATTTCTTCAAAGTGATTACGATTATGCGTCGCTCTGGTGCCGCTGGAGGCGTGGTTACGAGCTTGCGATGTACTCGCAGCAAGCTTATGACGGACTGAATTATTCATTCAAGTACTACCCAGTCGGAACTCCAGGGGTGGGAGTTTTCCTTCCTGGGGCTTGTTTTATGTACCCCACGACCCGCTCCGACATGCGGATGTGGATGGTTGGAGTTCGTCCTAGAGACTCATTTAACTTCTTGAGTTTCGGTTACGCAATTGAGTCCGTAACCGCTTATAACTCCACCACCTACGCAGTCAAACTGAACACCCGTTTCGGAGCGCCCATATCCTTCTTCACGGGAGAAGTTGTCTCTAACAGGTTTAATTCAGATGGTTCTGAAAAAGCTTACGGGTACAACAATTACACAGTCACCGCCGTGGGATTCGATGGCGTCCCACTTCCGCCAGCTTACGCGCCAATTTTTAATACCCTTTTTATCTCGGTAGCTCAGGCAAATAGCTGGTCAGTTGTTGACCGAAATACTTTGGCTGCTCCAGCCAGTGGTCCGCCAGCTGTAGGCGAATACTTTGCCACTGAGATGAGAGCTCAGTGTACGTGCCCCGACTTCTTGAATCGTGAAGGGTACAACCTTTGGAATTCAAACCTTAAAAACCGCTATCCCACTTCAAGCATCTGGAACGTTGATCCTGCAACGTATGACGCCGGTCCAGACGCTTCTGTACGTCCTTTACCAAGCCCCGATGATCCTGGCTACACACGAACGTTTGGCTTTATTTATCTGAATCAGATTTACAACATCCCTGAGTACCAGTACAACAACACTTACTCAGACCCAAATCTTTACTACTACCAACCCAAGTGGTGTAAGCACATCTACGCCGCTATGTGGGATATGTACCTGAAGTATGGGCAGCAAGAATCAACGTCTCAGTGGATTCTTCATCAGCCGAACGACGAGCCGATGAATGAGTACTACCGGGAACGATTCGAAATCGATTTGAAAAAACAAACTGACTTCCTAAAGAGGGAAAAAGACCTCGTTTGGTGGCAGCGTTACAGCCCCCAGATTAATGGAATGCCTAACCGCATGATGCAGCCGGATATGTACAACATGATGGGTAAGACCCTGAACTCTGGCGATCTGGATTCGTTAAATACGCTTGTAGCTACATCATTCGAAATGTTTACGTTTGATGAATATAATCCGTTTGATCCTGTTGAGCTTCAAAATCTTGATGTATACGATGGGGGAACGTATGCTTATGGCTCACCCGTCCTTTCCCCTGTCAACATCCTTGACGGCTCCGTGTACGCCAATGGAACTCAGGGACCTGTAACCTCCTATGCCCTTAACGGGGGTATTTACTAATGACATCAACACCTGTTGTCTTTCTTTTAAAGCGTTCGGGTATTTCTTCCGACCGTCCCAGCGGTACGATCCTGCAAGCAGGTGAACCTGCTATGTGTTTTGGCGGGGCAGATCCCGGCCTTTATTTTGAAGATTCGGCTGGAGATGTCCGTAAGATCGGGCCTTCGGCTTATGGTACGACTGCGCCTAACTCAACTCCCGCAGGTCTCGCTGGCAACTCCGTAGGGGAACTTTGGACGGATAGCAGCGGACCGAATTATTACTTAAAAGTTTGGACTGGAGGAGCGTGGCAGAAGGTTGGTGCTGGTTTTGCTGACAGCAGTACCACGGCGGGTTCTGCCACAACTGCGAATACAGCTAATTTTGCTTCCGCTTCTGCGATTGCGTCTGGAGCAATAGTCGCGTCCGGGGCAATAGTCGCATCCGGAGCAATCGTTGCGTCTGGAGCAATTTTGGCTTCAGGAGCTGTTCAGACCTGTGCGATTGTCATCAGCGGTTTACCCGCTGTAGCCACAAGCCTCTCCGGCTCCCTTGTTTACCAAATCCAAAGCTCTGGTACAACGCCCAGCGGTCTGTTTGTTCGGGTACTAGACGGTTGGGCGTTTACTAACTAACCCCGAAGCGTGGCTTTTAGGAACCAAGCCGCTTTGAACGACGCTCCGACATATTCGGCTAGGTAGTTCTCGATGTCAGGAGCGTCTACTTCTTTTGCGACTTTTTGCATATCCTTAGCCATCATTCCAGCTTTCTCGAGGTTGTTCAGGTAGGTCGTCAGCATGTCCCGCATTTCGTAGGACTTGACGTGCTTAAAGGATTTGTACGCCTGCTGCAGACCGCGAGCACACATCGGCATAAAAAAGTCTAAGGTCCGCACGAACTCCGACAGAGCGTCGAACTGCTCGATGTGGAGTTCGTACTGACCCTTTAAGTACTCGTGGATAGGCAGGAAAATAGGACCTTCAATGTTTAAGTGGATTAAATGTGATTGGGTGTACAACTGGTTTGTATACGAAGCAAGGCCCACGAGCTGAGAAGAAAGCTCCTCAACCGTAGGCCTAGCCACCATCTCGGGAACTTCGGTGACGATTGTCTCTACCTGTTCGACTACAGGAATCGGACGATCAGCAAAAGTTTCCGAGTAAGTCATATCAGAAAGGGCAAGCTGCGGTGCTCAGCTGTTGAACTTCCTCTTCCACTTTAACTGTAGAAGAACTACGAAGATACTCTTCAAGAGCGTTACGGTTTACGCGATAAAGAGACTTTGCGCCGTTGGGCTGAAGATTCACGTACACGGACTTAGGCCAGCCACCGGGTTGGTTAGCTTCAGACAAAGCGATGCGCTTCCGCACAAAACCAGAACTGCAGTTCAGAAGTTCAGCCGTTTCCGCGATAGTAAGAAGAGTCTTACTTTCCGACATTGTATATGCGGGAAATGAGTTACGGCTCTATGTTACATACGTTTCTTGTGTGCGCAACACAAGCTTCTTCTACCTCACAACTTCTTTATTATTCGGATGCTACTATTAAGGTGAGACTCGTGACCAACATGATTCGACTTGCCGGAGAAGTCTTTAAGTCATACAACAAACCAAAAAGAGACATCCAGGGAGGTAAACAGTTCGCTGTGGCCGCTAAAGAAGATGGTGAAGTTCGGTTAGTTCGTTTTGGAGATGCGAATATGGAAAACAAAAGTGACGACCCCGAACGCCGCAAGAACTTTAGAGCACGTCATAATTGTGATGAGCCCAAGAGTAAATTAACAGCTGGATATTGGAGCTGTAAGGCTTGGTAAACCGATTACTTAATAAAAGCTGTAAGTCATAAGCCCAACGAAAATTTCCGCTAGAGGTAGACTTTAAATATGCAGCTCTCTAACTATGGGCTCCCGGAAGTCCGATGACGCTCAGAACGTCTCGTGCGGCTTAACTTTAGAAGACGAATTCGTTTTAACACGAATACGAGTCAAAGCTCACTCACTCAAGAATAAAGAAAGAGATCAGTATCTTTGGGAGACCGTTTTTAAGTTAGTTTGTCGCGAAAGAGCTTATAAGACGGTAATGAATGAAGTAGGAATCGCTGTGGACACTAACATGGATCTTTTTGATGATGTTCTTGAAGACCAAGATTAATTGAGTTTAAACTATAAGTAAGTAACCGAAGTACGCGTAGCAATGAGCGAACGGCAGATACTCGAGCAGTTTCGTTCGACTCCTGAAGGCCAACGTCTGCTTCAGGCTATCCGTTTTGCTGAGGGGACCTCTGGACCTCAGGGGTACCGCACCATGTTTGGTGGCGGCACATTTTCAGATCTAAGTAGGCACCCAGATCGAGTTATATCCGCTGGCGGTTACAACAGTGCAGCTGCTGGCGCATACCAATTTATGCCTGGGACATGGAATCAACAGGCATCGAAGCTTGGGCTGTCGAGTTTTGGTCCTTACGAGCAAGATATAGCCGCTCTTGGTTTAGCTAGAGATCGGTTGATGCCTCTTGGAGGTTTATCAGTCTTAAAGACGGAGGGTTTAAGTCCGCGTGTATCAGCCGCACTTGCTCCTGAATGGGCGTCCTTCCCGACTCTTTCAGGTAAAAGCTATTACGGTCAGCCTGTAAAATCTCTTCAACAGATTCAAAGTGTGTATGGCGGTGAGGTTCGGAACGCCGCAGCTCCTGGTTCTCCAGCTGCAGCACCGGCTCAAAGAGACTTCAAGTCTGAAATGGCCGGTATTCTGTTCAAATATTTAGGTAATCGCAATCAAGCTTCTGATCCCTACTCCACTTTGATAAGTTCAAACGCAACTGCAGACTTATTAGAGCAAGAAGGGACTCTCGAAGCTCTTGAGAAAGCTGACGAACTACGCTCAGCGGGACTTATGAAGGCTTTTGAAAGTTCCTCTACTTCAGACGATTACTCAAAACTAGCTTCAGATTTACTTTCGGTTGTCCAGCAACGAGAGCTTGGTCAAGCAACGGCTAGCTCCACATCGCCTGGTTCACTTAGTGTAGTTCAATACATCACAGGTGATCCTCAACATCCAAACTTTGTGTCCGACCACGGTGGTTCTAATTATCACGACCATTTGGAATTTCCTACGGTCGAGCAAGCAAGAGTTGCTGCCGCAAAGTTAAACCAGGCTGGAATTAAAACCACGGAACTTAAAGGTATCAACCCCGTGGGACAACACACAGCCGGGTCGGCCCACTATCGCGGCGTGGCCTTTGACGTTCCTGGGGCACAAGTTCCAGTTGGCCAGGAAAGGCAGCTTTCTTCTCGGGTCAGGAACGTTCTTGGTTTCGGGTAATTTCTTAGATGAGTTCGATTGATGTCTAAAACATCTACTAAACTAGAATGAAGAAAGATTAGAGCTAAAAATGTCCGTTCCGCCAATTGACTGGGGCAAAGTTTTAACACCCGCCGCGACCAGTCTTGGCACAGGGCTTGGCGGATTTCTCGGAGGCAAACTTGGACAGGCTGTTGGCCTGACTCCTACCAGCTATCAAAGTGGGGTCACCCAAACAGCGATCAACGATCAAATAGAAAATATCAAAAAGTTAACCGAAGAAATCCAAGCTCGCGCTGAGTACTATCGCGGTTTGGGTGAGCAGGCAACCGCAGACCTCGGAAAGATTTCAGGGATTTCAATTCCTGAGTACCGCACATCGGCGCTTGATCAATTTAATCAAGGTGTGGCCGCTGAACGAGCCCTGGGTCAAAGCACCCTGCAAAATTACGACCCCAATCTCTTACGTTCTGCAGCCGGTGGACGTTTTCGGTCTGCGCTCTCCTCTTCGGCTGATGACTACCGAAGGGCTATCGGATCTTTAAGTAGCGAAGGATCCCAACGCTTTTTAACCGCAGCAACCGCTGTTCCCGTAGCAGCATTCAAGTCGATAGCCGACGATCGAGATTTCAATAATCTCCTCAATCCGGAATTCATGTCTCAAGCCACGAACCCCATGACCGTTAGTATGGATCTAACTAAATACAAGCCCTACATGACATATAATGTCTGATCAGATTAGGGAACTTCCTCACGAAAGGAAACTTAGGTTTCATGGTGAGGCAGGTTTTGCTAAACATACTTATAGATTTCGCTCTAGACCCGACATCCGGTTTGCTGGAAAAGTTTGGTCTGAGAGTGAATTAGATAGGAGTCGTCGTCTAGCTCGCACACGCGACACTCGAAAGATGACGGAAACCCCCGTGGGACCAGGGTTTGGTACTAGAGATAATGTCGAGCCGGATAACACACCTGCATCGGTTGAGTTTCTCAACAAAAAACTCGACCAAATGAGCTATAAAGATCGATAAAATCTCCGATCCTCTTGTCTGTATTTAAGGAAGATGGAAAGTAATACACAAAACCAAAACATCTTGTTCTACCAAGTTTTGGTAAACCTGGAGCATCTATAAACAGCTCAGGTCTTTCTTTTGCGATACACAAAGGAAGGTCTAAACCTATTTTCTGAGTAGTCAAAAGAGCTACTTCGGAAGAAGTTAAAAATACGATTGCTTCGTCAAACTCGTTTTTTCTATATTTGGACAGGCAAGTTTCTAACCAAACTCGCTGAGCAGATCTATGAAATCTTTTTCTCTTTTTAAATATGTAAGGATCTTTTGGTTGTTCGTCATTATTTAGAAAATCGCGTGGGGGATAGAGGTAAACAGACTTACCTTTCCAATTCTGTCTAAGTCCGTCTGTTTCTCGGGTAAAAAATCTATTGGCATTTATAAGCGTATTTGCTCGTTCACTTGATGCGGGATCGAGATCGATTTCACCTCCGAAAAAGGAAGTCGTCAAACCTATGAGTTCCGGAGGTGAAACAAAATCAATCTGAGCTAGCGGCATCAGAGGTTTTATTCAAAAGTTCGTCAGCGGCATCGAGATCAATTAGGTGGACACTCATGCCTTTCTGATCGACCATAACAACGATAGGTTTATTGTTATCGCCTTCCTTGTCGACTACTGAAAGAAGTTTACGTAAAAATGCTGCGAGATCTTCATCCATTATCTCCTCAGCCAGTGCGATATCCGTTTGGATATCAGTGACGCTCATGTATTGACTGTAGTCAGGGTTAGAAGGATTAAAAAATAAGGCTCCTTTACCCTCAGCTTTTTTAAACTCATCGTAGAGCGTAACAATATCACCGATAATCATTTTCACGGTGTTGAGCGCGATTCGATTTTGAACCTCGCTCTTACCAAACAATTTCTTGGCTAAGCCAGAAGCAGTGTTCTTGAAACTACCCATTGCAATACCCTGAGAAAGAATTCCATGCGTCGCTTAGCACTTTAGCTGAATCAAAAAGAAAATTTGAGATGTTGG